CCACGACAACGTCTGCAGCCAGGTGGTGCAATTGTTGTTGTAATGACAAGATGGAACGTAAAGGACTTAACAGGTATGTTATTGCAATCTCAAAAAGAAGCAAAAGCAGATAACTGGGAGATTATAGAGTTTCCGGCAATTATGCCAAGCAACAAACCAGTGTGGCCAGAGTATTGGCAGCTAAAAGAGCTAGAAGCAGTTAAGGCATCTATATCGGTTGGTAAATGGAATGCACAATGGATGCAAAACCCAACATCAGAAGAAGGTGCAATTATAAAACGAGAATGGTGGAAGGAATGGGAACATGATTTTATGCCAAAGCTACAACACGTTATACAATCTTATGATACAGCGTTTATGAAAAAAGAAACAGCTGACTATTCTGCAATTACAACGTGGGGCGTGTTTAGAGAGACAGAAGATAAGCCACCAAATTTAATATTAGTTGATGCAATCAAAGAACGATTAGAATTTCCAGAATTAAGACGTAAAGCATTAGAGCAGTATAAGTATTGGCAACCTGAAACAGTGTTAATTGAGTCTAAGGCATCAGGATTACCTCTAACCTATGAACTTAGAAATATGGGTATACCCGTTGTTAATTTTAGTCCTTCAAAAGGTAATGATAAGCATACACGTGTAAATTCTGTTGCACCTTTGTTTGAATCTGGTATGATATGGGCTCCGACTCATAAGAATTTTGCGCAGGAGGTTATTGAAGAATGCGCAGCATTTCCTTATGGCGATCATGATGACTTGGTCGATTCTATGACCCAAGCAGTCATGCGATTTAGACAGGGCGGCCTAATCCCTCACCCAGAAGATTACAAAGACGAGAAGATTATACAAACTAAGAAGGTTTATTATTAATGGCTGGCATAACGCTAATACAAAAACTACAAAAATTATTTGGTGCAAGAGCTGTGTCCGATATGATGGGACGAACGACTAATGTGCAAACATTAGCTCAAGGCACTAATAATCCTTTTCGTAATACCTTTAGCCCAAAGTATCTTGCAAAAAATCCAGATGGTGTTGATGAAGCAGCACAATCTATATTAGAAAATATGCAGTTTGCTTTTGGTAACAGAAACATACAGCAGATGAAAAATTTTGAGGCTAACGTTGATACGTTGTACAATCTAAAATTTCCACCTAAACCTGGAGAAGCTAAAGTTGTAGATATAAGCACCAAGAAACAGGTGACAGGAGAAGGCTTAGAGTCACTAAAAGACGATTTAGGTTTACCAAAAGATATTCCGCCAACTAGCCCTTTAGGTGAAAGCATTACAAAAGCAAAACGAATAGATAAAACAATAGATCAAAGAGCAAAAGAATATAGTATTATGGACGAAGCTTTTAGAAGACCATTAATTAGAGACATGTTGTTAAATGATACAAGAATTAATTTACCACAAAATATTAGAAAAAGTTTAAGGAATAGAGAGGATTTACAAAGAGGTGCAGATCCTATGATGGATCCGTTAAAAATATATTTAAAATATTATAATTATGATATTAATAAACTAGAACAGTTGGAAGATATGGCAAACATAATGTCAATCGCAGGATTTAATAGTGATGAAATAGCAAAGTCGTTTATTAAACGAGGTGGATTAGAACCTAAAAATAAAAAAATAGTTAGAGAAAGCCTTGATGATGAAACTGTTGAAATGACAGAAAAAAATCTTTTAGATGATTCAGATGATGATATTCCTTTTGCTCAAGGAGGAAGAGCAGGTTATGTCAAAGGCGGTCTATCAAAATTAATAAAATTAGTACAAGATAAATTTGGTAAAAAAGCAATTACCACAGCAGATCAATTAGATAGACCTGGTTTTGTAAAATTAAAAGAAGAACGTCTTAAAGAGTTTGAGGATTTTAAAGACAGAAACCCTGATTTTCAACTTCCTTATGCAGATAAAGACAAAAGAGTAATACCTGAAGGTATGGATCAAGAATTAGTTGACCTTGCAATTTTGCAAGGAAATTTTGCAAGAAAATATGAAGGTAGAATTAATCCAAAACTTATGGAAAAAATACTTAATGATACTGATGCACAAAGGGTAAAAGAAATTATTTCAGAAATTGAACAAGCTTTTATTATGCAAGAAAAAGGCATGGGCAATGAAGAAATTATAAATATTCTTCTTGAAGGAGCAAACAGAAAGAAACAAGCATCTGGTGGTATTGTAGGACAACTGCACATGAATAAAGGTGGTTCAGTTACAACACCTAAACGTGGTTTAGTTAATGAAGCCGGAAGTTATGCAGGAGTTCAAAAGGTTAGAGAAGGAAAAACTTATGATGTTATAGCATCTCAATTGTTAGATCCAACTTTTGATCTTATGGATTTAGAAGAACTTGAAGATATACTTAAATCTTTAGGTGCATATAAAACAGGCGGCAGAGTCGGGTTATCTACTGGTGGCCCTATTAATCCAAGTGACTACGGCATATTTCCACAAAGGCCAGGAGGACTTCCATTTCCTGATCTAGATTCGTACGATTCTGATTATAAAAAATTGATAAAAAAGAAAAAGGAAAAAAAACCAAGCGATTTTGCTTTTTATTTAGACAGACTTAGACAACTGCCTAAAGGAGATTTTGTAGAAAAGGAACCAAGCGATTTTGATCCTCATTTAGAAGATCTAATAGATTCACTCTATAGAGAAAAAGATAAAAAAAATTTTAAAAAGAAAAGAGCGCCATATATCTATGACGAAGACGATCTTCCTTGGTGGATGGAACCTTATCGTGATAATGATGATATAGACGTTGGACCTGCTGTCCAAAAAGTTGCACAAGGCGGTAGAGTCGGTTTAAGTAAAGGCGGAGGTTTGCTAAAACTTTACAATTTTCTAAAATCATTAGGAAAGTCTAAAAAGAAAACACCATTGGGTTATCAATTTCCTGAAATTGATGACAATTTTAGAAAAATGCTAAAAGAAAAAATGGACAAAAGACAATTAAAAGATTTTGATATTACAGATAGAAAACCTAACGCAATGGGTGGTAGAATAGGATTACAAAAAGGCGGACCACCAAATCCAGGTCGAAGAAACTTTATGAAACTTCTGGCGGGTTTAGCATCAATACCTGTTCTTGGTAAATTTTTTAAAGGCGCTAAAGTTGCAAAGACAATTGTACCAATTAAAAACGCATCAACAGCTATGCCTGAATGGTTTCCAAAATTTGTAGATAAATATATAAGCAACTCTATTGGTAAAAAAATAGATGCAGATATTACGGAATTTAAAAATCCTGATTTACCAAACATTAAAGTAACAAAACATGATGATGGTCGAGTATTTGTTGAAGGAAACAATGAATACAATGAAGGATATCAAATAGATTACCAACCACCAGGATATGAAGTTGTAGACGAGAAAACAGGTAAAGCTGTTAAAACACAGGGAGAGTTTGAAGCTGTAGAAGGAAGGCATGTTGCATTAAGTCCAGAAGATTATGACACTGAGCCTTTCTTTGTAGATGATTTAGATGAACTTACTACAATTGATGTAGCTGAAATGGAAAAATACTCGACAGGCAAAATAACAAAAACAGTTAAAGATGCTTTTAAACAAGATACAGGATTAAAAAAAGGTATGCATAGTTATGACATGGCTGTTGGTAAAGCAGAGAATCAAGCAGATATACTAAAAGATGCTGATTTATTAGATGAAGATTTTGCATCAGGCGGCAGAGTAGGAATGCTAGCAGGTGGCGGTCTTTTAAAAGCAATGCTTAGAAATTTAGCAAAAGAAAAAGGAATGTCAGGTTCCGAAATGTTAGCAGTTATGAATTATAAAGCCCTACCAAGTAAAATAAAAAATTTAATGACTAAAGAACAATTTGAACAATTAAAAAGCGCAAGATTAAAAGGTGTAAAAAATTTTAGAGACATGATGCAAACTAGATTAGATTTTAATAAATCTATACAGCAAGGTAGAGATATTGATGATAAAGGAACAGGCATGTCAAAAATATTTGATCTTTTAGAAGAAGATTTTGGAAAAAAAATTGCTGTTCCAAAAAATATTACAGAAAAAGATATATTAGAAATGGAACAGATGATTAAGAATATGGAAATGAAAGGCCGTAAATCAAATGCTGCAGGTGGACTAGCCGGTCAATTAAAACTGTAATGGATATCCTTGAATATATAAATAGAGTTAACACTAACTTTGATAAAAAACCTGAGCCTAGATACAATATGAAGAAGTATTTTATGGGTGGCTCTGTTACAACACCTAAACGTGGCTTAGTTGATGAACCAGGAAGCTATGCTGGTAGGTATGCAGACCCAGACTATCAGAAAAAATGGTATGAAAAAAATAAAGAACGTGTTTTAAAAGACCAAAGAGAAAAATACAAAGCGTTGTCTGCAGAGGAAAAAACAAAAAAAGCTAAAAAATCTATTGAGTTTGCAAAAACTGAAGAAGGTAAAAAATATAAAGCAGAGGGATTTAAAAGACGTAAACTGGCTAAAGGTCCTTTATCAGCAGTAGATAAAAAGTTATTAAATCGTTTTAAATTAAATTTAACCTATTCAAAAATTGTAAACGAGATTATCAAAGACCATGGTGGTCTAAGACCTAAACCTGAAATTTTATCTCAATTAATAGACATTCATTATGAAATAGACCCTGAGTTACAAAAAGCTTGGAAACAAGTAGCGGGAGACGCTCCTTTCTCAAGCAAAAACTTAAGTCCATCTGCTTTAGAATTTAATTACAATAGAGCAATGGGAGCAACAAAAAAAGTTACCGCAGATAATTTTAAAAAAGAATTAGAGGGCTTAATTAAGTCAGAGCTCAAAGGCACAGGGACTACTTACGATGAGTTTATAGAAAATAATCTTAGACTTAATGAAACATATTTAACTGACAATTATAAAAGTAAAACTAAGGGTGCTCAATATCAAAGACGTTATAAAAAAGTAATGCAATCGGGAGTTGGTTGGAACCCAGAAGGGGCAGGCGCAAAAGTTTTTTTTGGCGACTCCAAATTAAAGACATCTACCATACCCACTAAGCTTAATGCAAGACTAGGAACAAAAGCTTTTGATGATGCTGGAAGATTTGTAAGAGCCCATTATTTTGGAACCATTCAAGCAAAAAAATTATATGACCTAGGTTTATTAAGTGAAGAAGCAGCTTTAAATTTTAAAGAACGTTACACTTGGAAACCAGATTATATTAATAAGTTACAAGGCAGCACTTATGATGCAGATGTTTACAAAGCTATTTTAAAATATAATAAACATAAAGATAAATCATTGTTAGCGAATGATTTAAACGTGGCTGCAAAAAATGCTAAAAAACTTGGTTTAGATATAGATGAACTTGTTTTGGACAATAAAACAAAAAAATTTAATTTTATTGACAAGGGTAGAATATTTCAAAAAGGCGGGGATAGAGAGTTAAGATACTTAAGCAAAAACGCTGTAAAAGAAATTGCTAATATCCAGTTTCTTTCTGGAAAAGTTTTGACACCCGCTGCAGAGGCAGACATAAGACAAGCTTATGGAAAAAAAGCTAATAGAATTATAGAACAAATAAAAGTAGGAATAAATTATAATTATCCTAACTTAGATAAACAAATGTTCAGAGCAGTTGAAAGAGTTGATAGTAAAGAATTAATTAATAATTTTAAAAAAATGGGTTTACGATGTAATAAAAACACAGGAGGTGTTGAAGATATTCAATGTTATTTAAATGATTTTAAAAAAACAAAAGAGGATATAAGGTCATCTAATCCTGAGATTAGAAGCAAAGCAATAGTAAAACAAAGAAACGCTTTAAAACAAGCTCAAAAAATTCCACAAATTGCAAGAGCTTTAAGAGGAGCGATGACTGGATCTTTAAAACTTATTGGAGGTTTTCCAGGAATAGTTTTAGAAGGTTTAATTGAATTTGGAGCGTTTGATTATTACAAACAAAAAGGTTATGACGATAAACAAGCCGCTGCCGAAGGAACTTTTTTTGCAAAAAAATTAGGGTTAGGAGATTTAAAAACAGGAGAAGGTCGAGGGTTTTTAGAAGGAGCAGAAACATTACTTCAAAAAGAATTAGTAGGAGGTGATCCTGCTAAACAAAAATATTTTGATATTAAAGACGCAATGGATCAAAAAGCGTCCGAGCTTGAAATGCTTAACAAAGAATTAAAAAGTTTAAAAAGTGGAGCAAGAGGTTATGGAAAAGGAGATGATTTTGAAATTTTTGATAAAGAAGAAGAAATTAAGCAAGCAGTTGAAGATTACAATAAATTAGCTAATCAAATAAAACCAGGAACTTCTCTTTATCAATCTTATCAAACAGGTTTAGAAAAACAAGAAGCTATTCAAGCAGGTAGAATAGAACAAGAAAGAAAATCATCTTACCTAACAGGATTACCAGAAACTCCAATGACTAAAGAAAACAGAGAAAGAAATTTAGAATTGAGACGTAAAAAAGAAATGGCAGAAGCAAATTTGCAAAAAGTGCCTACAATTGACTCACTTGCTGAAGACTTTATTCCTGATGATTATTTAGAAGGAATAAAAACGGAGTATGAAAACCCTGAAATAACAAAAAAACAAATATTTAATTTTTTGAGAAAAGAAAACCAAGAGTTTAATAAAGGTGTTTTTAAAGGAATATTTGAACAAGGAAATTTAAGCGGTGCAAATAAAGAAAGACTTCTTGGAACACAGGGTGAATTTGCATCCGGCGGTATTGCATCTGGGCCACCCCCTGAAAAAGGGCCACAATCACAGGGCTTGGCTTATTTAATGAAAAATGGTAAGAGATAACGGAGAAAATAAATGGCAGAGATAGATAAAGCATTACCTAACAGTATTAGCGATAAAATTAAATTTCCTAACGAAAAAGCACTTCAAGCTGAACAGCAACAACAAACAGCTGACGCGATGAAGGAGCCTGCTGATATTTTAGAAAATCCAGATGGCAGCGTTGATATTAATTTTGATCCTACTGCAATGCAACCTCTTCAATCTGGAGACCACTTTGCTAATTTAGCAGAATTATTACCTGATGATGTTTTAGGTCCATTGGGAAGTCAATTAGTAACAGACTACATGGAATACAAAACTTCAAGAAAAGATTGGGAAAGAGCTTACACATCAGGATTAGATTTATTAGGATTTAAATACGACGATAGATCAGAACCTTTTAAAGGTGCATCAGGTGCAACACACCCTGTACTAGCAGAAGCTGTTACACAATTCCAATCATTAGCTTACAAAGAATTATTACCTGCAGGTGGACCTGTACGAACGCAGATTATTGGCAAAATAGATTCAATTAAACAACAACAAGCTGATCGTGTTAAAGATTTTATGAACTATCAGATTATGGATAAAATGCCAGAATACGAAGCAGAGTTTGACCAAATGTTATTTTATTTACCTTTAGCAGGATCTGCATTTAAAAAAATTTACTATGATGAAATTATGCAGAGAACAGTTTCTAAATTTGTACCTGCTGATGATTTAGTTGTACCTTACACAGCAACATCTTTAGATGATTGCGAATCTATTATTCACATGGTTCGTATGACTGAAAACGAATTAAGAAAACAACAAGTTGGTGGATTCTATAGAGATATAGAACTTAACCCAGCACATTTAAACGAAACAGAAGCTGAAGCTAAAGAGAGAAAACTAGAAGGAATGACAAAAGGAAGAGATGAACGTATGTTCACAATTCTAGAGTGTCACGTTAATTTAGATTTAGAAGGTTTTGAAGATATGGGCAGAGATGGTCAACCAACAGGAATTAAACTTCCTTACATTGTATCTATTGAAGAAGGCACAAGACAAGTTTTATCTATTAGAAGAAACTTTGAAATGAACGACCCTATGCAAAATAAAATTGATTATTTTGTTCATTTTAAATTTTTACCAGGATTAGGTTTTTATGGTTTTGGATTAATACACATGATTGGTGGATTATCTAGAACAGCAACATCAGCGTTAAGACAATTATTAGATGCAGGGACATTATCTAATTTACCTGCAGGATTTAAAATGCGTGGAATTAAACTAAGAGATGAGTCGCAAGCTATCCAACCTGGAGAGTTTAGAGACGTAGATGCTCCTGGTGGAAATTTGAAAGACGCATTTATGATGCTTCCATTTAAGGAACCATCACCAACTTTATTACAACTTATGGGTGTCGTGGTATCAGCAGGACAAAGATTCGCTTCTATAGCGGACCTGCAAGTAGGAGATGGGAATCAACAGGCGGCAGTGGGCACGACAGTAGCTCTGTTGGAAAGAGGAAGCAGAACAATGTCTGCTATTCACAAAAGATTATATGCCTCAATGAAAAAAGAATTTAATTTAATGGCAAGAGTTTTTAAACTTTATCTACCCCCTGTATATCCATACGATGTTGTCGGAGGACAAAGACAAATTAAGTCAACAGACTTTGATGACAGAGTAGATATCCTGCCAGTTGCAGATCCAAACATATTTTCTCAAACACAGCGAATATCCCTCGCCCAAACGGAATTGCAATTGGCAGCTTCAAACCCTAAACTGCATAATCAATATGCAGTGTATAGAAATATGTATGAGGCGTTAGGTGTAAAAGATATTGATTTAATTTTAAAAAAACCAAAACCCCCTGCACCCAAAGATCCAGCATTAGAACACATTGATGCTTTAGCAGGAGTTCCTTTTAAAGCTTATCCAGGTCAAGATCATCAAGCTCACATAACAGCTCACTTACATTTTATGGGAACTAACATGGTTAGAAATGCACCTGCAGTAGGAGCAGTAATACAAAAAAATATTTTAGAACACATTTCTCTAATGGCACAAGAACAAATAGAATTAGAATTTAGAGAAGAGCTACAAAAAATGCAACAAGCTGCTATGGCTATGCAACAGAATCCTCAAATGCAGCAAACACCTGAAATGCAGCAAGCTCAAGTACAAATGCAATTGACACAAAGAAAAATTGATGCAAGAAAAGCAGCACTTATTGCTGAAATGATGGAAGACTATATGAAAGAAGAAACAAAAATTACTTCTAGATTTGGAAACGACCCTATCGCAATGTTAAGAGCAAGAGAACTTGACATCAGAGCACAAGACAACGAAGCAAAAAGAAAAGATGCTGAAGAGAGATTAAACTTAGAAAACATGAAAGCTATGATGAATCAAAGAACTCAAGATGAGAAGCTAGAACAAAATGAAGAACTAGCAGAACTAAGAGCAGACACATCAATAGAAAAAACAGAAATGACTAATGAAGCAAGAGAAAAATTAGCCATGATGAAACCAAGAGGAGGAAAATAATGGCGTGGTTTAGTTTAGCAAAAATAGCGTTACAAGCAGGAAGTAAAATTTATGCAAATAAACAAAGAACAAAAATGGCTATGTCTGATGCACAATTAATGCATGCAGAAAAGATGGCCCGAGGTGAGGAAGCTTACCAAGGTAAACTTCTTGAAGCCCGTCAAAACGACTATAAGGACGAATTCGTTCTTATTATTATTTCGGCGCCCATCATTGTGTTAATGTGGGCAGTTATGTCAGACGACCCAACTGCGATGGAGAAAGTGAAGCTATTCTTTGAGTATTTTCAATCCCTTCCGTCCTGGTTCACCAATTTATGGATACTTGTAGTTGCGTCAATTTTTGGTATAAAGGGAACACAAATATTTAAAAACGGAGGTAAAAAATAATGACTGAGTATATTAAAAAAAAGAAAAAACCAACAGGTTTACCAAGTTTAGGAAAAGTAGGAAGAGCCTTAAAAAAAGATCGTATTGAAGGCGTTACAGAACCTTTTAAAGGATATCAAATAAAAGACTCAGAGGTTGTTATAATGGCACCTAAAAAAGATAAAAAAAAATTATTAAATACCAATGAATATTCTAAAGGCGGAAGAGCTAAACTTAGAGGCGGCGGCATGTCACAAAGAGGTTTAGGCAAAGCTTTTAAAAAAGGAGGAAGAGCGTAATGACATTAAAAAATCCAGGTAAAGCAGACTTAGACAAAAGCGGAACTCTAAGCAGTTACGAACAAAAAAGAGGCGCTGCTATAGAAAAAGCTATGGCTAAACAAGATAGTGGTTCTTCAGAAAAAGATACGAAGTCTAAATTTATGGGCGGCGGTATAGCTTATAAAGGTGGCGGAAGAGCTATGTTAAGAAAAGGTGGAAAAGTATAATGGCTAATAAAAAAGTTAATGTTTTTGAATTGAAAAAGAAAGCAAAACCAATTACATCTAAATTTAAGTTTAAAATTATAAAACCAAAACCAAGGAAAAAATAATGAGAAGATACTATAGCAAAGGTGGATCAGGAAAAGACACTCATGTGACTAAAGACGGAAGAACAGTTAAGAAAGGTCTTTACTACTACATGAATAAAGCTAAAAAAGAAGGCAGAAGCAAACCTGGAAAAGGTTCTGTGACTGACAAAGCTTTAAAACGATCGGCTAGAACAGCTAAAAAGGCGTAATGAGAACCTACTACAATGGTGGTGGAAGTGCTGCGTGGCAAAGAAAAGAAGGCAAGAGTCCTTCTGGTGGCCTAAATAAAAAAGGCAGAGCAAGTTACAAAGCTCAAACAGGCGGTACGTTAAAAGCACCTACTAAATCAAAAACAAGTTCAAGACGTAAATCTTTCTGCGCGCGTATGGGCGGAATGAAGAAAAAACTGACATCATCTAAAACAGCTAGAGATCCAAATTCAAGAATAAACAAAGCACTAAGAAAGTGGGATTGTTAGTGGATCCATTAGTTATCGTTGCTAAATTACAGAAAGTTTTAAGAGATAACCTTCAGAGAATAGGTGATACTATGATAACTGGAGGGGTTGACAATATGGAAAAATATCAATATATGTTAGGACAAGCACGTACATATCAGTACGTATTACAGGAAATCTCTAACCTGCTAGAAAAGAAGGAGCAAAAAAATGAGCAAGGAACAGTTATCAACATCGACCGAGATCCCAAAGCATAAAAACGCTTTAGAGGAAAAATACCAAACAGCAGCAGAACTTACAGAAGACAAAAAAGTTTTAGATCCAGAAACAATTGAAAACCAAAGAGACCAGTTGCCTGAACCTAGTGGCTGGAGAATATTAGTTTTACCTTTTACACCAAAAGAAAAAACTAAAGGTGGTATTATCATAGCACAAGAATCATTAGAAAAATTACGTATAGCCACAAACTGTGGTTATGTAATCAAGTTAGGACCGTTGGCCTATCATGACAAAGAAAAATATCCAACAGGACCGTGGTGCAAAAAAGGCGAGTGGGTTATTTTTGCAAGATACGCAGGATCAAGATTACCCATCGAAGGCGGAGAAGTTCGTTTATTAAACGATGACGAGGTTTTAGGAACCATAGACAATCCTGAGTCCGTACTTCATAACATTTAACAATAAGGAGAAACTATGCCAGATACAGAAGAAGCAAAGAAAAAAGAACCGATGGTAGATATAGATACTTCAGGACCTGAAGTAGATGTAGATATATCAGAGGACAAAAAAGTTGAGGCAACAGAAAAAGCTCAAGACGAAAAAATTGAGGTTGTAGAAGAAAAACAAGAAACAAGCGACAAGGAACAAGAGACTAAGAAAGAAGAAACAAAAGCAACAGAAGAAGAAAAGAAACCAGAATTAGAAGAATACAGTGAAGGTGTTCAAAAAAGAATTGCTAAACTAACTAAAAAATGGCGTGAAGCAGAGAGACAAAGAGAAGCTGCTTTAGAGTATGCTAAAAACGTTCAGCAAGAACACACACAATTAAAAACTAGATTTTCAAAGATGGAACCAAATTATGTTCAAGCTTTGGAAAACAGAGTTATATCTGGATTAGAAGCGGCAAAAGCTAAACTTTCAACAGCAAGGGAAGCTGGTGATATTAATGCTGAAGTAGAAGCACAAAAAGAAATAGCTAGACTTGGTATTGATGAAGCAAGAGTAAATGCAATGAAGGAAAGACAATCTCAAGATAAGGAAACGATTGTTAGAACTCCAACACCAGAACAAGCTATGGGCCAACAAGCACCAAGACCAGATGCAAAAGCTGAAGCATGGGCTGAGAAAAACCCTTGGTTCGGACAAGATAATGCCATGACGTACACAGCGTTTGATTTACATAAGAAACTAACTGAACAAGAAGGTTTTGACCCTAATTCAGACGAATATTATGCAGAAGTTGATAAGCGTATGAGGCTTGACTTTCCGCATAAATTTGGTACAAATGAAAAAACGGTTACGACCAAACCAGCACAAACAGTAGCGTCAGCAACGCGAAGTGCAAGAACAGGTCGCAAAACTATGAGACTCACATCATCTCAAGTAGCAATTGCTAAAAAATTAGGTGTGCCATTAGAAGAGTATGCGAAACAATTAAAACTCACGAAGGAGGTATAGGCATATGAAAAACGAAACAGATAAAATAAAAACTTCTCGTGCGAGTCAAACTAGAGTTAAAGAGGAACGAAAAAAAGTTTGGTCTCCACCATCATCTTTAGATGCACCCCCTGCACCAGATGGGTATAAACATAGATGGATAAGAGCTGAAAGCATGGGATTTGATGATTCATCAAACATGTCAGCTAAATTAAGATCAGGATATGAATTAGTTAGATCTGATGAATATCCAGAAGCTAATTATCCAACTATCCAAACTGGAAAATATCAGGGAATAATCGGAGTTGGTGGCTTGTTGCTGGCCAAGATACCAGATGAGATCGTCAAGTCGCGAAACGAATATTTTGCAAAACAAACTAAGGACAAAAACGACGCGATAGAGAACGACCTTATGAAGGAACAGCATCCAAGTATGCCAATCAATAATGAGAGGCAGACTCGTGTAACCTTCGGTGGTACAAAGAAAAGTTAATTTTTTAACAATTCTCGGGTTAATCCCTACCAACGAAATTAATATTAACCCGTTCACGAATAAAACCGTGGACAGAATAAGGATACTAATATGGCAAACGTAGACGGAGCTTTCGGTTTTAGACCTACAAGACATCTTACAGGTGGACAAATCAGAGCAGAAGAATATGCTATAGCAGCTAACTATGGATCAGCAATTTATACTGGTCAAGTAGTTGAAGCAGTAGCAGGTGGCGGTATTGAAGCAGCAGCGGCTGGAGACACACAACAAGCAGGTGTTTTCGGTGGCGTGTTTTACACTGACCCATCAACAAGTAAACCTACATTCAAGGCTTTTTACGCAGCAAGCACAAACGCTTCTGATTTAAAAGCTACGGTGTATGCAGACCCGTATATTGTATATGAAGCTCAACATGATGGAACAGGAACAGCAGCGATGAACAACTCTGGTTTTGATTTTGTCGGTGTCGGTGGAAACACTACAACTGGACAATCAACTTCAGAAATTGATACATCAACTTCTGGAACATCAGGCGGTTTCAAACAAATCGGTATATCAAAAGATCCGGACAACAGTGACACAGGTTCAGCAAATGCTAACGCATATGTTGTATTTAACACTGGTGAACATATCTTTAAATTAACAACAGGCGTATAATAGAATAGGAGAATAATATTATGGCAATATCAAGATCACAACTAGTCAAAGAACTAGAGCCAGGATTGAATGCACTATTCGGCCTGGAATATAAGAACTATGCAGATGAGCATACTCAGATTTTCGACATCGAAAATTCTGACAGAGCTTTTGAAGAAGAAGTGATGTTATCTGGTTTCGCAAATGCTTCAGTTAAACCTGAAGGTTCAAGCGTAAACTACGATACAGCACAGGAATCTTTCACTGCTAGATACACTCACGAAACACTTGCTTTAGCATTCTCAATCACTGAAGAAGCGATTGAGGACAATTTGTATGACAGACTTGCGTCTAGATATACAAAAGCATTAGCTAGATCTATGGCTAACGCTAAACAAGTTAAAGGAGCAAATGTGTTAAACAATGCGTTTGATTCTTCTTTCACAGGTGGTGATGGAGTAGAACTATGTTCTGCTGTTCACCCAATCATAGCTGGAACGTTTAAAAACGAACTATCAACATCAGCTGACCTTAACGAAACATCGTTAGAGCAGGCTCTTATTGATATCGCAGCAATGACTGACGAGAGAGGATTAAAAATTGCAGCTAAAGGAGTTAAAATGATAATTCCTTCTGCGCTTCAATTTACAGCTGAAAGACTGATGAAGTCTCAAGGCAGAGTTGGAACGGCTGACAATGACATCAACGCAGTTGGAAGCATGGGAATGATTCCACAAGGTTATGTAGTTAACCACTACTTAACTGACACAGATGCGTTTTTCATCAAAACTGATGTACCTAATGGACTAAAAATGTTCGTTAGAGCACCAGTTAAAACTTCGATGGAAGGCGACTTCGAAACTGGAAACGTTAGATACAAAGCTAGAGAGAGATATTCATTTGGATTCTCAGACCCTAGAGGTATCTTCGGATCACCAGGAGCGTAATCTAAATAAATAATTATGAGGCGGGGCCACAATCTCGCCTCATTTTTTTTGCAACATCTAAAAACCATGAAAAAATTTTTAATTAAAATCACCGCATATGGCTATATTACTAAATTCATAGTTATGGCTAAAGATACCCCTGAAAGTATTGAAAATGCTATCCTTGACAAACTAGGAAAAAATGATATTAATTGGGATGATTCCGATTTTTATGATCGGAAAAAAAAATGGTTGACTTTTGAGGAGGTCAAAGATGATGAACTTACAAGACCTGTACAAACAAAAAAGGTCCTTGGAGTTGACGTGGGAGCAGGAGCATCTCAATTCGGGTAAATATACACTCGATATGGTCAGGATTGACCATAAAGTTAGAGCGTTAATTGCTGACATTAAAAGACAAGAAGCAGAATTAGCACATAGCACTAACAAAATAGAAGACGCAGCCCCCGAAGTTTCAGTAGCTACTTAATAAAAAGCTACATCATAGAAAACGTATTTTCTTTACAGGCTCTCTTGCACTTCATATAAATTTGTTGTATCTTTGCAACACTATACATAAAAAATAAAATGAATATAGACGCGTATAGTCGACATCCCTAGGGACTATATTCAAATATTCTAGGAGGAATATAAAATGGCAACAACAACGTTTAACGGACCGGTAAGGTCTGAAAAAGGGTTTCAAGTAGCAACTAAAAA